ATGTTTCCTGCATGGTTAATGCATTGTGTTGACCCTAACAAATCTAATGATATAAGAATATCTGTGTCATTTAATTTTTTACAGAAAGGACTAATGGTATAATGTTTAATAAATATCAAGTAATTAAAGGTGCTATCAACTACGAGTTAGCTAATTTTATTTTTAACTACTTCTTACTTAAAAGAGAAGCAGTTGATTTTATGTATAAAAATAACATACATGCACAATCCCCGATTCTTGGATCATGGACAGATCAACAAATACCCAATACTTATTCATGTTATGGTGATTTTGTAATGGATACTTTACTAGTTAAAGTGTTACCAATCATGAAAAAAGAAACTGGACTAGACTTATGTCCTACATATTCCTACGCAAGGGTATATAAAAAAGGAGACACACTCCATAGACACAAAGACAGACCAAGCTGTGAGATATCTACTACGATAAACTTGGGTGGTGAGCCGTGGCCAATATTTATAGATGGCACAGGAGCTAATAATGTTATCAATGAAAGACAAAATTTAGTTAAACCAGGTGCTCCAGCAGGCACTAAAGTCTTGCTTGAAGTAGGAGATATGCTAGTATATAGTGGCTGTGAACTTGAACATTGGCGAGAGCCTTTTGACGGGAACATTTGCGGTCAAGTATTTCTACATTATAATCATGTGAATGGCCCATTTGCTGAGAAAAATAAATTTGATGGAAGAGCAAAGCTAGGTCTACCATCAGGAATAAAATAGTATTATAATGAGGCTATATGTTACAAAAATTAGGTTTTTTACCAGGGTTTAATAAACAAGTTACATCTACAGGAGCTGAGTCTCAGTGGACAGGTGGTGAGAACGTACGTTTTAGATATGGTACTCCAGAAAAAATTGGCGGTTGGGCACAGTTAGGTGATAGTAAATTAACCGGTGCTGCTCGAGGTCTACATCACATGGTTAATAAACAGGGTATTAAATATGCTGTTATTGGAACTAATAGAATTTTATATGCATACTCAGGAGAAGTATTTTACGACATACACCCTTTAGTTAATCCAGCGGGTACATCTATTACCAATGCATTTAGCACGACTAACGGATCACCAACTGTTACTATTTCTTTTGGAGGCAATCATAGTTTTCAAGCTGGGGACATTATTTTATTTGGAGATGCCTCAACTTTTTCTGCAATAACTAATTCTAATTTTGGAGCAGTAGATTTTGCAGATAAAAAATTTATGGTGACAAGTGTACCAGACGCAACAAGTATAACTATTACAATGCCTTCTAATGAAACAGGATCAGGTGCCACAAATTCAGGTGGGATTAAATTTTTTCAATACTTTAGTGTAGGGCCAGCAGAACAGGTTGGTGTTTTTGGTTACGGTATATCACAATATGGTGGAACAGTAACTGCGCCTCAAACAACAACTTTGAATGGAGCTTTATCTGCTAACTCAGCAGGGACAGGTGGAACTGGAACTAGTATTATTTTAACGTCTGTATTAAATTTTCCAACAACAGGAACTAATTTTATACAAGTAGGTACGGAAGAAATTTCTTACACAGGAGTTAACGTAGCAGCAAATACTTTAACAGGGATAACTAGAAACGTTAGAGGAACAACTAATGCTCTTCACAACACAGGAGCTACAGTTACAAATCATAGTGGTTTCTCTGGTTGGGGTCAATCATCAGCTGACACGGATACTGTAGCTGAACCCGGTCTATGGTCCTTGGACAATTTAGGTAGTACTCTTATTGCTTTAATATTTAATGGTGAATGTTTTGAATGGGATTCTGATTTAACTAATGCAACAGGAACTAGAGCTAAAATTATTGCAGGAGCACCAACAGCATCAAGAGACATGTTAGTATCAACTCCGGATAGACACTTAGTATTCTTTGGTACCGAAACTACGATTGGAGATAAAACAACACAAGACGATATGTTTATTAGATTTTCTTCTCAAGAAAATATTAATGAATACATACCCACAGCAATTAATAGTGCCGGTACACAAAGACTGGCCTCCGGATCACGGATCATTGGTGCAAAGCTTGGTAGAAATGCAATTTATGTTTGGAGTGACACTTCTTTATTTACTATGAGATTTGTTGGAACTCCTTTTACATTTGCTTATGAACAGGTTGGAACTAACTGTGGACTAATAGGTAAGAATGCAGCAGTAGAAGTAGATGGTGCAGCTTATTGGATGTCCGACAATGGTTTCTTTAGGTACACAGGTAAACTAGAATCAATGGATTGCTTAGTTGAAGATTTTGTTTATGATAATTTAAATACAACTTCTAATCAATTTATTTATTGTGGTATTAATAACTTGTTTGGTGAAATCACTTGGTTTTACCCAACAGCAAATTCTAATGTTAACACTAGATCGGTTACGTATAGTTATTTAGATTCTACATCTAAGAGACCCATATGGTTTACTAACGCTAGTGCTTTATTTACTAGAACAACTTGGCAAGATTCTGCAGTATTTGGTTTACCCCATGCAACTCAATATGATGCAGGTACAGATACTTCTTTTGATGTTGTAGGTAATACAGATGGAATTTCATATTACTATGAACATGAAACAGGTTTAAATCAAATAAGACTAGGAGCAACAACTGCTATTCCAGCCAACATTACATCAGGTGATTATGATATCACACAAAAAATTGTAAAAGGTGCTGCTAGTAATATGGCTGATCTTAGAGGAGATGGTGAAAACATTATGAGGGTAAGTAGAATTATTCCAGACTTTATTAATCAAAATGGAAATACAATTATTCAATTAGATTTAAGAGATTACCCTAACGAAGCTGCAGCTAGTTCATCACTTGGACCTTTTACAGTAACGTCAAGTACCACAAAAGTAGACACAAGAGCTAGAGCTAGATCAATTGCACTTACAATATCTAACACTGCTGTTGATACTAGTTGGAAACTAGGTACTTTTAGATTAGATATACAAGCCGGAGGAAGAAGATAATGGCTAAAATTGTACAATCATTAACTAGAGCAAGTGAAGAATATGATCAAGACATAGCTCAATCTTTAGTTAGAGATTTAGATGCCGTGTTAGAGAAATTAAACACAACGTTTCAGGAAGAAATTAAACAGGAGATAGAAGCGAGAGCTTTCTTTTTAGATTAATGGCAGTAGTAAATCAGTATAAATTTTCAGGTATAGATAATGATACAACAGGCAATGCACTTACACCATTAGGTATTAATAACCCTTTGGTTAGTGAGACTTATGTTATAAAATCAATATTAGTTACATCTGCTGGTACACCAACGGTTACGGTTACCAACAATAGTATTACAGCTATTAAATCTGCAGCATTAACAGCTAATGTTACAACAGAATTATTAACTCAACCGCTAATAATAGAAGGTGGTACACCTTTTAAAGTACAATCAAGCAACGCAAGTTCTTTTGACGTGGCTATTAGTTATTTAAACATCAAAAAAGAGGTAACACAATAATGGAAATATTACAGGCTAAGGTAGAGACTACGTACAGACACAAGGAAACAGGTGAGCTTTTTAAGGAAAGAAAAGACTGGGAAGCTAAAGGTTTTAAAGCAGAAGACATGGCTCAAGATGTAAATGTTATCATGCCATCTCTTGATTTAATAGGAAAAACAAAGTAAAAGGATAGTATTATGATGGAAGAACAAATTTCAATGAATGAATCAATAGACGCAGGCGCACCCAGTATTAAATATGACAAAGGCGATGTTCAAATGGGTGGTGAAGACATGCAAGGCAAAGAAGTAGCGGCTCAAATATGGGAGCAGATGGAACAGGAACAAAAAGTTCAGTTCGGTAGTTTCGATGCTTTCTTTGAGAGTGGTATATGGAAACAAATTATTCAACAGATGCAAGCCGACCAAGGTGGAGCTGGACCAGGATCTGAGATGATGTCTGAAAATGTTAACATGCAAGAACAAATGCCAGGTGGCGGAATTGCTGATGTTAATATGCAAGAACGAGTTCAAATGAAAGCCAACGGCGGGCTGATGGGTCTATACAATAGGGGCATGTAGTTATGTCTATCACTAGAATAAAACAAACAAGACAGATGCGTAAGGGTGGTGGTATCATGGGTAGTAATAATGGATCCATGTTAGTTGCTCCAACAGCCGATGGAACAAGACCGGGTTATTATGGAGCTGATGCAGGTTTTGGTGGTTCTGACTACAAAGACGCGTCAGCAGCTTTTGATGCAGGTAGTGGTAGTGGTGAAAATAATTCACAAGGTATAACTTATCAAGATGTTAGAAATAATACAACTATACAAGCAGGTATAAATAACGCCGCAAGAGAGAAAGCAAAACAACAAGCAGCAGCTGCAAAAGAACAAAAAAGAATTCAAGATATTATAGATTCGCACAAAGGTAAACAACCCGCTGCTTACGGATACGGTTCTCCAATTGTTAATCCATATAATAGAAGATTTGGTCCTAAAACAAAACGAGAATCTATTGCATCTAAATTTAGGAAACTTGCTCTTAAAGATTTAGCAGATAA